TGCTGGTATTATTTCATGGTTTGGTACAGGTACTATTTCAGCTGCAGGTGTTGTTGCTGGATGGGTATTAGCTCAGGGTGCTGTTGTTAACTCAACAGTTAACGGATTTGTATGTATCCAAACATTACAACCTTCTGATAATAACAGAGGTGATTTTGAAGATGGAAATGCTGCTTTAGGTGCTGCTTTATATAACACACCAATTGCAATTCCAGAAATCAACGTTGCAATGTCAAGTGAAGCTATCGTTGCTAAAACTAAAAAATTGAAAGCTGTTTGGACTCCTGAGTTCGCTCAAGATTTAAACGCTTACCATTCTTTAGATGCAGAAGCTGAACTAACTTCAATTATGAGTGAGTATATTTCATTAGAAATAGACCAAGAAATTCTTGCAATGCTAATCGAATCAGCTGGTGCTGGTGATGAGTATTGGAGTGCACAAAACAACTTAGCCATTAACGAAAATGGTGTTGTTAATAACGCTTTAGGATTCTTTAACTCACAAGGACAATGGTTCCAAACATTAGGAACTAAAGTTCAGAAACTTTCTAACATCATCCACCAAAGAACTCTTAGAGGTGGTGCTAACTTTATGGTATGTTCTCCATCAGTAGCTACTATTATCGAATCTATTCCAGGATTTGCTAGTAACTCAGATGGTGATGCTGCTAAAATGAGCTATGCATTTGGTGTACAGAAAGCTGGTTCAATGAACGGAAGATACCAAGTATACAAAAACCCATATATGACTGATAATACTATATTATTAGGATATAGAGGTGGACAATTCTTGGAAGCTGGTGCAGTATTTGCTCCATACATTCCGCTTATCATGACTCCAATGGTATACGATCCAACAACATTTACTCCACGTAAAGGTTTATTAACTCGTTATGCTAAGAAGATGTTAAGACCAGAATTCTACGGAAGAATATACGTTTCAAACTTAAATACAATTTAATATTTAATTATATTAAAATATTTAGTATATTATTTTTAAAAGAGCCCTGCATTAGCAGGGCTTTTTTTTATAATTTAATTCCCTTTTTAATATTTATAACAAAAACCTATGGCATCAACTGTAACTCCATCTGAATTTAAAGTATTTATTAAGGAAGATCATGTGATTAATGGTATAAGAACTGTAAATGAAAACTTATATAGAATCCCTAATGTAACAAATTACGATAGAAGAATTGTTACTGTACCAGCAGATACAAATGTAGATTTAATAAACACAAATGGACCAGTTCCAGGTCCTGCTTTATTTCCTTCGTATAGTATAGCTTACGGAAGAATAACAAATATGGATGATACTAATCGTTTAGCAGTAACATTTACTTCTTCAAATGGTGAATCGGAAACTGGTGAAATAGGAAAAGATTTAAGTGGATCATATACAAGTGGAGGAACAGGTGGTACAGCTGGTACTTATTCTAATTTACCAACTTCTACTGATGGTAGTGGTTCAGGTATGACTTTACAAGTAATTACAGATGAAACTTTAAAATCAGATCCATTAATAACTTTAACCCCATTAGCAACAACTTTAGCTGCAATAGGTACTTATACTGTAGGATTAGTGTCAACTAATGGAACAGGAACAGGTGCATCGGGTTCTGTAACAGTAACAGCTGGTGCAGGCAATGACGCTTCAATACCAACATATACACAATTAGAATTTGTAGCCTCAGGCTCAGGATACGCAGTAGGAGAAGTATTACGAATTCCAGAAGGCGCTTTATCTAATGGTAATTTAATAAAAGGAAATACATTAACTAATGTAACAGTTCCTACAGTAGACAATAACGTAACAGTTAATAATATTCCTATTGTTACATCAACAGGGCAAGGAGCAACTGTTAATGTTAACTCATCAGGTAATGTAATCAATACAGTAATAGTAAATGCTGTAGGTAAAGAATTTCAAGCTAATCAAGAATTTACTATTACAGAAGCAACTTTACAAAGTTTAGGATTTGGTGGGGCTAGTAGTGATTATAAAGGTAGAATAGCATCAGCTGATTTAGCAACATCTGCAGCTAATGATTTACCATCATTAGTAGCAGGTAATTTAGAAGTAAGACCTGTAGAAGCAACTATACAAACAGGAGGAAATGGATATGCTGTAGGTGATACTTTAACAGTAGCAAAAGCTAATATAGGTAATTCTACTAATGATTTAGTTTATACATTAGACACAAATGATTTTTCATTAACAGGAACTAAAAGTTACTGGACAATGGAATGTTTACCTACTTCATCAATTATGTTTTCAAGTCCTAATTGTTCAGGAAGTAAATTTAATGGAATATTTGAACAAGATATAGAATTCATTTCAGTTTATGCTCTTACTGGTAGTGTAGATGTTGAATATGTATTAGTTAACGCACCAGTAGCAACTAATTAAAAAATAAATTATGGCAAACATACCTATTTGGCCTGGCTCAAGTTCATTTCACCCTGGAGATACTCCTTTTGGATTTTATGACAAAGACCCAGCATTTGAAAAAGATGCAGATAAAGTTTGTACTTTTGTTACTAGAAGATTAGGTTATCCTTTAGTAGAAATTGAATTACAAGCAATAAATATTTATGCTGCTTTTGAAGAAGCAGTTACTGTATATGGTAATGAATTATATGCTTATAAAATTAGAGAAAATTATTTAACTTTAGAAGGAGCACCTTCAAGTATAGAAATAGAAGAGTCAATTGTAACCCCAAATTTAGGCAGAATAATAGATTACTCAGAACAATATGGAGCTGAAGCAGGAACAGGAGGAAATGTACCATGGAGAAAAATGGCAGTACCTTTAACTGCAAGTGTACAAGATTATGATTTAGATGTTTTAGCATCTCAAAATGGATTTACTCAAAGTAATGATATTGAAATAATGAGAGTATTTTATGAAGCTCCCCCTGCATCTGCCCTATTTATGAATTCATATGATGGTTTTGGATTTGGTTTAGGTGGAGCTGTAGCAGCAGGAATTGATGGTGCTGGTGGATTAGGTGGTTTTGGTTATGGAGGAGGATATCTTATGATGCCTTTAAATTATAATATGCAAATAATTCAACAAATTGAATTAAATGATATGATTAGAATATCTAATTATTCATTTGAAATGCATGATAATGTATTAAGAGTATTTCCAATCCCAGGATATAATAATGTAATTTCAGGATCAACAGGTTGTGGAAATATGTGGGTTGAATTTATGTTAAAATCTGAAAGAGCATCTGCATCTATAGTTGAAGCTTATGATAAAATAAAAATGGTTAGTGGTGTGCCTTATAAAAATCCAAAATATGAAGATATTAACTCAGTAGGTAGAAGTTGGATATTTGAGTTTACTTTAGCTATATGTAAAGAAATGTTAGGGTATATTAGAGGTAAATATGAAACAATTCCTATACCAAATGCTGAAATAACATTAAATCAAGCAGATTTAATAGCAGCAGCTAGGGAAGAAAAAGAAGCTTTATTAGCTTCATTAAGAGCGTTTTTTGATGAAACCTCTAGAGAAAAGTTATTAGAAAGAAGAACAATGGAATCTAATTTCGTAATGGAAGAATTAGATAGAGTTCCTCGTGTAATTTATATAGGATAATATGGCATTATTTGGAACACAAAGAGACGTAAGCCTTTTTAGGCATATGAGTCGGGAGTTAATGGCTGACATTATTACTGAGCAATGTGGTTATTATAAATATAAATTAGAAGAAACTAAAATTAATTTATATGGAGAAGCAGCTGATGAAAAATTCTATATAGGTCCTGTTTTACTTAATGTTTTAGTAGAAAGAACAGATAACATATACCCAGAAACAGATTTAGGAACAGATTATGATAAAGAAGTACAATTTAGTTTCTTAAGAGATGATTTATTAGGAGCAGGTGAAGATTTCAATAAATTTGATAATAAAGGTAACAGTTATACAGGATTACCAGGAACAGGATATGGAGCAGATTTGGTTCCTCAAGTAGGAGATATTATCATGTATAATGAAGGGTATTATGAAGTACATGAAACAATTGCTAATCAATATTTTGTAGGTAAAAATCCTGATTATCCAAATAATGTTAATACAATTAATAAATCAGGAGGTCCTGGTGATTTAAGTGCATATGGTTCAAACATATCAATAATATGTAAAGCTCATTATGTACAAGCAGATAAATTAGGTTTAACTCAAGCAAGATATATATAATATGGCAAATCAAAAAACACCAAGACCTAAAACTCAAAGAGAGATTTTATTACAAACTCCATCACAACAACCTTATGTTTATCCTGATGGTACTGTTAATGAAAACCCTAATTTAGATGGAATAGGGCCAGATGGTAGAAATAATAGAGGAAATCATATATCTTTTAGAGATGATAATACAAAACCCTTTTCATTAGGTTTAAAAGAAAATGATGAAGCTATAGTTTATTACATGGAAAATGTAATTAAACCTACAGTAATGCAAAATGGTGTAGAACAAAAAGTTCCAATTTATTATGGTTCACCTGAAAGATGGGCTCAAGTTCAAAAAGAAGGTTATTATAGAGATTTAAAAGGTAAAATCATGATGCCTGTTATAACTTATAAACGTGTAAGTGTAGAAAAAAATAGATCTATAGCAAATAAAATAGATGCAAATTATCCTAATAATGTACAATTATTCCAAAAACCATATAGTATTAAAAACCAATATGATAATTTTAATATTTTAAATAATAGAATTCCAAAAAAAGAATCATATGCTATAGTAATGCCTGATTATGTTACTTTAACTTATGATTTTATTATATCTACTTATTATGTAGAACAAATGAATAAAATTGTTGAAGCAATGAATTACGCTTCAGATTCATATTGGGGAAATAAAGAAAGATTTCAATTTAATGCTAGAATTGATAGTTATGCTACTACTGTAGAAATAGTAACAGCAGGAAATAGGTTAGTAAAAACAAATTTTTCATTAAAATTAAATGGATATTTGATACCAGACACAATACAAAAAGAATTAGCATCAGTTAAAAAAGTAAGTAATGCAACTCAATTAATATTTAATATGGAACAAGTATCAAAAATACCAGAAACAAACACATCTTCAGATCCTAGGTTATCAATTTTAACAGATAATAACCCAGCAAGTTTTGTAGATAAATTATAATTTTTCAAATTAATATTATATTTATAATTAAACTGAATTAATGGCTATAATTTTAAGAAATACTAAAGGTTCTGAATTAACGTGGACGGAAGTAGATGACAATTTTTCGTCACTTTTATTTGACGTAGCCCTATCAGGTAATAATCTTTTATTTTATACTAATAATGGTGCTAATGTATTAAAAACAACAATAGACCTTTCAGGGATTTCAGCTTCTTCTCTTACTACTAGTAAAAATTCAGCAGCAATAGTAAATAATACCTCTAATTTAAATTTTACAGGTACAGGTATAAGTGTTTCTTCTGGTGCAGTTGGTGAAGCAATTGTAACAATTAATAGTGGAGCTGGAACATCTGGTTCTTCAGGTACATCAGGTTCATCAGGTACAAGTGGTTCATCAGGATCATCAGGTGCAGCAGGTTCATCAGGATCATCAGGTCAAGCAGGTTCTTCAGGTTCTTCTGGTAATTCAGGTTCTTCAGGTTCATCAGGATCTTCAGGTTCCTCAGGTGCAACAGGTTCATCAGGTTCTTCAGGTGAAAGTGGTTCATCAGGATCATCAGGTGCAGCAGGTTCATCAGGATCATCAGGTGCAGCAGGTTCTTCAGGATCTTCAGGTATAAGTGGTTCATCAGGTTCATCAGGTTCTTCAGGTTCATCAGGATCTTCAGGTTCTTCGGGTGCAACAGGATCAAGTGGTTCTTCAGGTGCAACAGGTTCCTCAGGTTCATCAGGTTCCTCAGGTTCATCAGGTGCAGCAGGATCTTCAGGTTCTTCAGGTGCAGCAGGTTCCTCAGGTTCATCAGGTGCATCAGGATCTTCAGGATCTTCAGGTGAAAGTGGTTCATCAGGTTCTTCAGGTTCTTCAGGTTCATCAGGATCTTCAGGTTCATCAGGTGCAGCAGGTTCTTCAGGATCTTCAGGTTCTTCAGGTTCATCAGGTGCAGCAGGTTCCTCAGGTTCATCAGGTTCCTCAGGTTCTTCAGGTGCAGCAGGTTCATCAGGTTCATCAGGTTCATCAGGTTCTTCAGGTGCAACAGGATCAAGTGGTTCTTCAGGTGCAACAGGTTCCTCAGGTTCATCAGGTTCCTCAGGTTCATCAGGTGCAGCAGGATCTTCAGGATCTTCAGGTGAAAGTGGTTCATCAGGTTCATCAGGTTCTTCAGGTTCATCAGGTTCATCAGGTTCTTCAGGTTCATCAGGTTCTTCAGGATCTTCAGGTGAAAGTGGTTCATCAGGTTCTTCAGGTGAAAGTGGTTCTTCAGGTTCATCAGGTGCAGCAGGTTCCTCAGGTTCATCAGGATCTTCAGGTTCATCAGGAGCAGCTGGTTCTTCAGGTTCATCAGGATCTTCAGGATCTTCAGGTGAAAGTGGTTCATCAGGTTCCTCAGGTGAAAGTGGTTCATCAGGTTCT